CGACATCGTCCTAGGGAAAATAATTGCAAAAGCTTTTAGTAGCGTAGGTGATAACGGTGTTGTTATGATGGAAGAGTCTGAAGATGACGAAACAAGTGTAGAGCTTATTGAAGGTACAGAGTACGAAAAAGGTTTAAAGAACATGCACTTCGTAACTAATGAAGCAAATACCACTGCTGATCTAGACAACCCTTTAGTTTTGTTGGTAGACAGCGAAATTGAAAACATAAGAAAGATACAAGCTATATTAGAATACGCTATTAAACAAAAAAGATCTTTACTCATAATAGCGGATGTAGACCAACAAGTTTTAAGTGCGTTGGCTATGAATAAGCTTAAAGGTAATTTGAAAGTAAATGTTGTTGATGCACCAACTTATGGAGTTCATAAAAAACAGATACTAGATGACTTAGCATTGATAACAGGTGCCACTGTGGTAGACGAGAATTTAGGAGATGATCTAGATCTAATAAGCCCAGATTTTTTAGGTACATGTACAAAGTCGGTTACATCTCAAACAAATACAATTATTCAGCTTAACGAAATGCCTGAAGCGGTATATGAGCTAACGTTGGATATAAAGAAACAGCATGACACAGAGAACAACGTTACTAAGAAAAACAAGTTAGAAAGGCGTCTTGCCCGACTATCCGCTAAAGTAGCTATTGTAAAAGTCGGAGCGAATTCTGAGGTTGAACTAAAAGAAAAACTAGATAGAGTAGAAGATGCAATATGTGCTACAAAAGCTGCAATTAAAGAAGGTATTGTTCCTGGAGGTGGAATAGCTTTGTTAGATGCTTCTAATATAGTTTCTAAAAATAACAAAAGCGAAGCAGCTTTGTTAGAGGCTATAAAGTCACCTTACAGAACGATATTAAAAAACGCAGAAATTAATGAAATTTATCCGTCATCAGAAGGTGAAGGTTTAAATGTGGTTACAGGCAAAATGGTAAATATGATTGAAGCAGGAATAGTAGATCCTTTACAGGTTACTAAGAGTGCTTTAAAAAATGCAGCTAGTGTAGCAAATACAATATTGTCAACCGATTGTGTAATCAATAACTTAAGAGTAGGAGATGAAAGCAATAGGTAATTACTTAATAGTAAAAAAAGAAAGAGAACAAGCCTCTAAAACAAAAGGAGGCTTGATTCTTACGGAACTTCAAAAAGAAGATATTAGATATAAGATTGGTAAAGTAATATCAGTAGGTACGTTGGTACAAGGTATTGCTGCTGAAGATAAGATTTATTTTGACAAAGCCGCAGGGCACAATATTGAAATAGATGGAGAAATATACCAAGTAATAAAATTACATGATGTAGTTGTTGTTTTATGAAAAAGCTAGATGCAGCAGATGTTAGAGAACTGAATCTGTTAAAACATTATCGGACAATCCGTAAATGGGCTTGTAAAACTAACAACATTCAAGAAGCTGACTTAGAGCTTTTGATATATTTTGATTGCTTGGATTTATTTACAAAAAATGATTACAAAACCGGTACATTAGCTTTTAGCTGGGACAATAAGAGATGGAACAGATTACTGAAAGAAGGATGGATAGTTGTATGGAGGAAAAGAAATATGACTACCCAAAAGTACCATATATATAAAACATCTTTTAAATGCAGACAGCTAATAACAAGGCTTTATAAAATGATGTTAGACAAGGAAGAAATTCCTTTAATAAAAAATCCTAAAAGTTATACAGATAAAGTATTAACACAAGCAATTAAAAAAATTAATTATGGCAACAAATAGAAGCCCATTAAAAGCAGCAGGAGGCCCAAGCTTTGAAACTGTTAATATAAAGGCACAACCAGTAAAAACGGTAGAACCTACAAATGTAGCTACAAGTACGTCGGATTGGACCGCAGCTGGCGATGCGATATCTTCCATAGGTCAATCAATAGCAGGAGCTATGAAAGATGTTTCTGCTTCTAAAAGCAATTTAGAAGAAGCGGGTAAACAATTAGAAGATGGAAAAAAACCAGCTCCTAAAAAAAGTCGATTAGAAAAAAGGGTTGACAAAGCAAAAGCAAGCGGGAAAGATGCTAAAGCAATTAAGCTGCAATCTAAACTAGATGTGCGAAACACCGAGAAAGCCCAGAAAAAAGAAGAGGATGATGCTCAGATGATTGACAAAGTATCAAAAGCCAAAACCAAAGCGGAAGATTTAACAAAAGCAGCAAAAGCTAAAGCATCAGCTGAAAGTTCTAATTTTAACGAAGAAGCCTTAGAAAATCGCAAATCAGTTACCAAAGGTTATATGGACAATTTCCTTAATTCAGGAAAACAATATGATGATAATGCTTTTGCACCTTTAGCAATGAAAGTATCACCCGTTTTACAAAAACTAGGATCTACAGGTAAAGGTTTTAAATTAAGAGCATTTAAAAATAACTAATAAATATATAAACAAAAAAACAAAATTATGGCAAGTAATATAGCAAAAATAGCTGGCGGAGGCGGCGGCGGAGGCAACAGCCTGAGCGAGGTAATGAGTTCATACAGGGAAAAGGCTCTAGCTAAAAAAGCTGCGGAGCAAGGAGGCATCGCAGGAGCGGGTGGCTCTATGGCAGATGGCGCAGTGGGAAGTATTGATGCAGGTGGTTCAACAATGGGAGTAGCCCCAGCACAAGGAGTAGGTGTGGGAGCAGATCCAAGTGGAGCTGACCAATTTGCAGGTAAGAAATTTGAAATAAGCCCTGTTCAAATGAAAGGTTCTTTTTCTGAAAAAGCAAAAGGAGATGCAGAGGGTGTATTCGGAAATGAGGAAGATAGAAATAATTCATTAAAACGATAAAAATATAAAGTTATGAAAAACGAATTAGGCAGTTCAAAAACGTCAGGAGGCGTTGTAGGAGAAAACGCAATATGGGATGGACCTTTATCTCAAGAAAATAGACCTCATGGAAAAGGATCTAGCTCAGGAATTAATGGAATAAAATTAAAGTTCATGCAACCCGACGGAAGTATAAGTGGAGGATGCGGATGTGGTGGACAAAACGAACCTATTACAAGTAGAGCTAAACGATAAAAAAAATGGATTTGGGAGATATAAAAATATACACGCTAAATACATTTACTTTAGGGTTAACAACTTTCTCAAATATAGAGATGGGATTAAAAATATTACTATTAGTTATATCTATTGGTTACACCTTCGGCAGATGGATTGACCTACATAAGAAGAACAAGGATGTTAAAGATAAGTAAATACAACATGCCCTGTAATCAAACGGACCAAACTCCGTTGCTAGCAAAGAAACCGCCAGCGCCGTCTAAAAAGAAATCATTAGGTTATTATAACGAAGTGAAATCTAAATCAAAAGAAGGAGCTGCTGCGGGAGGAGGAATGACTCAAGCTGGAGTTGATAAATATAAAAAAGATAACCCAGGTAGTAAGCTAAAGAAAGCTGTAACTAATTGCAATGCTAAAGTTGGTACTAAGCCGTACAAAAGACAAAAAGCTTTTTGTTCAAGGTCTAAAAGTTGGGATGGAGAAAGAGGCAAAGCCGCTAGGAGAAGATGGTGCTGTAGTAGGTTTTAATTAAAGACAATATGAAAACAACTGAAACTGGATATTTAAAAAATAGCCCTGATGTAAATAATTCCCAGAACAAAATTATGGGGAATAAGATTACAATGAAAGGAGTAGAGTTCAAAGTTTTAGGTGTTGACAATAACGGATATGCGAAGATAATGTATCCGGGACAAGATTATATTTTCCCTGGAGCTAAATACGTAATAGAAACACCTATAAAGTAATATGGCTTATAAAATGAAAATGGGTAAGTTATCTATGGACAACACTCCTATATACCAGATGGATACAGATGAAGGTGTTATGGGGCAAGCTAATAAAAACGGTTCTATAATAGTAGATAAAAACTTAGATCCGGAAGAGCGTGAGGATGTAGTTAGACACGAGAAAGTTCATTTAGATCAAATGTGTAGAGGCGACCTAGATTACGACGATAAGTTCGTTTATTGGAAAGGTAAAAAATATTCAAGATCCGAGATGGATGAAGGTGATGATAATCTTCCTTGGGAAAAAGAAGCTTGGAAAGCAAATAAGTTGAAATACACGTAATGATATAAGTATACAAATTTAAAATCAAATCAAATGAAAAAATTATTATTATTGATGTTTACCGTACTGAGTTTAAGCGCAAGCGCTCAGCTACAAAAAATGGCAGGTGCTTGGGAATTACAAAATAGAGATGGATTACTTTCATACACTATTATAGTTCTTAATGATGCTGAAGATGGAATTGAAGGATTAAATAGTTCAACTAGAGATTTACAAACTAGTGCTACGGAAAATATTGTAAGTCAGAGTGAAAATGAAATAATAACCAACTACGGCTTCTCTAAATTAGGATATAATTTAATAACTAAAACTTTTTTACATAAAAACGTTTTGCATAGAGTTATATTAAGGTCTAAAGATACATTACGATACAAATTAATATATAAATAAACAGTAACTAAACCAAGTAAATAATTAACACAAACAAAAATTATGAGTGCACCATTTAAAATGACTCCTGGAAAAGGGCCATACCAAAAAACAGGTAAAGGAATTCCTATGAGTTTCCAATCACCGTTAAATCAAAAAAGCTTTCAAGACAAACTTGCGGAAGCTAAAAAGAAAATTTCAGATAAAAACATTACTACAGGATTGAGGCGTCAAGCTGTAAGACAAGATAACGTTATCGATTCTTTAAATACTGTTGCAGATAAAGGAGAAAGAGCTGCAGCTATAAAGTATGGTAATAAAGCAAGAAAAAGCAAGAGTAATCCAACAGGAGCATTACCTGAAGACGCTTCAGAAGCAAATTACAAAACTAAAAAGTATGTTAAAGATTCTGCGTTAAAACAAAAGAAAAAACCTACGTACGAAGAAACGGTTGCGAGACTAAAAAAGAGAATCACAGATGGTAAAAAAGCAGTTAGTAAGAAGAATTTAGAAACAAGACAAAATAGCGTTATTGATTCTTTGAACACTGTAGATAAAGAAGGAGAGGCTGCTGCGGCTAAAAAGTATGGCAACAAGGCAAGAAAAGCTGTCCAAGATAAAAGAGCAAAGAATATATCAGAGATTAGCACTGGAGCATTGCCTGAAAACGCTTCAGAAAATACAGATTTAACGGAACAATATAGACGCAGGTCAAAAACAATGAAATAAGTTTTGAATAAATTATTCCAATGGCTTACAGGTGGCGTTATCAAGAATATTGGTAATGTCATTGATAAGCTTACTACTACTGAAGAAGAAAAGCTTGTAATAAAAAAGCAAATTCAAGAAATACTAGAGAAAGCAGATAACGATGCTCAAGCTCAAGTTACGGATCGATGGAAAGCAGATATGGCTAGTGATAGCTTTTTATCTAAAAACATACGTCCACTTGTGTTAATTTATTTAACAGTAATATTTACTGCTTTATCTTTTTTTGACGGTAACATTGGAGGCTTTGCAGTTGCAGAACAGTATATACCTATATTCCAATCATTATTGATTACAGTGTATGGAGCTTACTTTGTAGGTAGGACTTGGGAAAAAGCAAAAAAAATAAGTGATAATAAATAAGTATAACAATTAAATTAAATCAAATGAACAAAATTAAAGAAGAACATTTAGTGAAAGTTAGAGATCATCAAGCAAAAATATCTAAATCTTTATTAGATATTGGGTTTGTAGAATCTAAGAAACATTCTCTGCTACACGATTTAGCTGAATTTAATAAAGAGGTTGAATTGTTTAAGCAAGAACTAGAACAAGAGTACGGGTCTGTGAATATTAATTTGGAAGATGGTACTTTTGAGGAAATTAAAAAAGATGGAGAATAATATACGAAAAATAAGTATAGGCTCTGATTATAAGAATGACGCTATGCACTATGCTGTTGGACAGCAAGTGTATGGTGGTCATACTATTTCTAATATTATTTTTGAAGAGGGTGATAGTTCTTACAACATACATATTAAAAAAGAAGACGAGGTATTACCTTGGAAAAAATTCAATAAGAATATGGCGATTTCTATTGAATATGATTTAGAATATTAGTGCAAAGCCTAAATTCTTTTATTGTAAAACCATATAAAGGCAGATACAATAATGAACTAGAAAGTGGTTTAATAACTAACGCTAGTATTGAAAGCTTTCAGCACATAAGTAAAGAGGCTATAGTTGTTGAAACTCCTAAAAACATAAAGTCGCCTATAAAAAAAGGAGATATTGTCATGGTACATCATAATATATTTAGAAGATATTACGGTATGAATGGCAAACAAAAGAACAGCAGCACTTACTTTAAGGATGATTTGTACTTTGCTTACATGGATCAAGTGTATTTATATAAGCAAAATGGAAAATGGAAATGTAATTTGAATTATTGTTTCGTAACACCTATTAAAGAAACAGACGTTCTAAAGAGTCAAAAAGAACAAACTAATACTGGAATACTAAAATACGGTAATAGTGAGTTAGAAGCGCTTAAAATCAATCCTGGAGATCTTGTTGGGTTTAACCCTATGAGAGAGTTCGAGTTTATATTTGATAACAAGCGATTGTATTGTATGAAATCTAATGATATTGTAATTAAGTATGAACGTAAAGGAAACGAAGAAGAATATAATCCTAGCTGGGCAAAAAGCAGTTGAGGAATTAATAAAGGTAGCTAAAGAAAAGATTGTAGACTCAGATGATGATATTTCAGCTGACAGACTTAAAAATGCTGCCGCTACTAAAAAGCTCGCAATATTTGATGCTTTTGAAATACTAACACGTATTGAAGAAGAAGAAAGAATATTAGAAGACAAACCTAAAAAAGAGCTTAAAGCAACAGAGTTTAAAGGCTTTGCTGAAAACAGATCTAAATAATGTACGAGCAAAGTCTATACAAAATATTGCCAGACCATATAAAGGAAAGTGTTATTAAAAAAAATAATACCTACAAAAAATGGAAGTATGGCTACAACAAAGAATATGATGTAGTTGTTATTAGTAAAACTGGGCAAATAGGAGAAATATACGAAATACAAAATCTTAAAATAGCTTTACCAAAAACCCCTGGAAAAGTAGATAAAAAAACAGACAGATGGACTGTTGAAGAGTATCCTAAAGAATTAAAAGCTATAAAGAGCATATTTGATTGGAGGGAATACCCTGAGAATTTTAAAACTAAATGGGGAGCATATATAGATGAGCAATTTAATAAAAGAGAAAACGGTACTTGGTTCAATAAAAAAAGCGTGGATACTTATATTACTGGTACTCACTTTATGTACTTGCAGTGGTCCAAGATTGATGTTGGGCAGCCAGACTTTAGGGAGTCAAACAGATTATTCTATATATTCTGGGAAGCTTGCAAAGCAGACGAAAGATGTTATGGTATGTCATATCTCAAGAACAGGCGTTCGGGATTTTCATTCATGGCGTCAGGGGAGGCTGTTAACATGGCAACCATATCAAGCGATTCACGGTTTGGGATTTTGTCCAAATCTGGAGCCGATGCGAAGAAGATGTTCACAGATAAAGTTGTACCCATTAGTGTTAACTATCCCTTTTTTTTTAAACCAATACAAGACGGTATGGACAGGCCAAAGACGGAACTTGCCTATCGTGTACCCGCATCCAAACTTACCCGTAGGGGACTCGATTCGAAAACCCAGATCGAAACGCTC